CTTAGGCATAGAACACCATCACAGAACCAATCGTTGTCACATCGACGTAGATATTGGTCTGGAAGACGACGCCTTCACCCGGCATGAGCATGTAGTACGGAGCAGTAGAAGACGCCAACGTATTGATGGTCATACGGACCGTGCCAGAAGCACCTCCGTCCCTAAACACCACGCTGCCCGCGCCAGCCGCAGGAACGATATAAACGGCTTTTACACGATTGCGTCCGAGATCATTCCCGGCTTGGTCCTGCAAAAGCCCGTCAGTCGTTCTGACACCGCTGGCTAAGACATCTGTTTGCATAGCCATTTAGCGGCTCCTATTAAGCGATGGTTACGCCACGCGAAGCAAGGATCGCCCAACCCGCAGCGGTGTAGATCAGCGTGACCGAATCGCCAACCGCCGTAAACGTGACCGTGCTGAAGCCGATCTTCGTGGTCGGGGTCAACAGAGCCGAACCGCCATCAACCGTGTGGACAATGACCTTAAGCTCACCCACCGAACCGTCAGCAAGCGTTAGTGCCTGAGCCACGCCAGACGTGGTGAGCGAAGTGAAAGCATTGGTGATGTCAACCGCACCCGCGCCCGAGAGGGACTGGGTACCGAGAATAACGTCCGTACCAAACGAAGAGTTGACGGTGACGGCCCCAGACGTGCTGTTGATGCTGATCGACTGGAAGCCATTTTGGGACCGAACCGGCCCGGAGAACGTGGTATTAGCCATTTAAAAATTCCTCACATGCGAGTAATAACGGTGCCTATCAGTCTGCATGTCGTCAGTCGGGGCTGTCTGATAAGCGGATTTTTCCCGATGACTCTGTATACGCTTAGGGGGCGGGGGTGTCAACAGAGCAAAACAAAAAAGAAGGGGGGCCGAAGCCCCCCTCCCAATCAGCATCAAATACTGATTTATCAGGACGAACCCGGTGAGCCGAAAATGCCCAACGGATCGCTCCAGCCGAAGCTATAACGCTCGCGGCTCTTGTAACGGACGTTCCCAGTGTCAAAGTCACCGTCCATGGAGTTCTGGAGCGGCGTACGGACAAAGTGCTTCATGCCGTTCGGAACGTCGGTTCGGAGGAACCAGCCATTCGGATCAGTCAGGAAGTGGTTGACCGTGTAGCCTTCCGGAATCGAACCCATCGCCTTCAACGCGTTGATGTCGTTGTCGGCAGTGGCAACGCGGAGTTCCGTATCGAGGAGTCGCTTGGCAACGAACATCAATGCCGGGGGCACGATGAGCTTGCGGGGCTTCGCCGCGATGAGGAGTCCACGCTCGTCCGTCCAACCAGCGATCTGAATAACAGCGGCTTCAAGCGAGGTCTCGTTGAGGTCCGCAGCCGTCAGACGGTTGCTGTTTACGCCGCCCGAAACGAGCGGGTGGTTGGCATTACAGAGCGACACGCCGTCACCACCGGTCACACCGGAAGCGAAAGCGTTGTTGAGAACCGAAGCAGCCTTAACTTGCTTCGTGTACGCCATGGCGCGAGCAAGAGCCTTCGTATAACGCTTGCTGAGCGAGTCGTACAGATTGTCTTCCACAGCCTCTTCCGTGATGGAGAAGCCGAGAGCAATCGTCTCGTGGTTGTAGCGAGCAGTCCAAGCTTCCTGCGCGTTGTCATACGCAATCGCTTGGCCTTCCGGCTTGACCGGAGCAGCGGAGAATCCGCTGAGCTTCGTTTCTTCTTCAAAAGAACGCTCGGAGGTCTCAGTCTCGTAGATCTCCTTGTGCTCTTCGCCGTACTGCTTGTACTCCAGACCGAACAGGGCGTTCAGGCCGGGAAGCAGCTCTTTCAGTAATTGTGCACGTGAAATAGCCATTTCTTAGAACTCCCTATTAGGTGCCCGACGCGTTGTTATACGCGTGGTAGCCAGCATTGAACTTGACGATGAACTCGACAAAGTTGCCGCTGCTGTTAACCGAGTCGGTCACGATATCAACCACACGGAACGGCAGTGAAGTCGTCACGTTGTTGATAAAGACGCCCATCTTGCTGTCTCCGGTCGTAGCCGAACCCGTGTTGAGCACGAGCTCCGCGTTAGCGCCAAACGAATTGGCACGGGAGATGTAAGCCGGGAGAAGACCGCCCACAGCGCTGTTAGCAACGTTGCTCGTTACGTTCACGACACGGAACAGAGCGTTCGGATCGTCGCAGACGTAGGCCGAGATATCGTCAGCAGCGACGGAACCCGGATAGTACTGCGAGAAGAGCTTCTGCTTCGTGGTCGGGTTCGTGTACGAACAGCCGAGGAACACGCCGATGACGCCCGCAATCGGGGAGGCATCGTTCTGAAGGGTCGTGATGATGACATTTCCCGATGAGTTCAACTGCACGACATCGCCGTTATAGATGGCCGTGCCGTAGTTGTTCCCAATCGGAATCTGTCGAGTAGCACCCGCAAACGGAAGTCCACCGATCAGATTGACCGGCTTAAGTCCATAAGGGGCATCAACAGTGGGATAAGCCATTTGATACTCCTAAAAGTGAATTATTTACCGCCGCGACCAAACGAAGTCGTTGAACGCTTCTCGTTAAAGAGCGGCATACGAGCATCGTTGGTACGCATAAAGTTGTTATCCACGGCGTCCATCTGAGATGCAGCTTGCTTGAGGTAATAATCATCACGCTGCTTCATCATCTCTTCAGGGGCCTTGCACAACAACAGCCCGCCGATCTCGATATTTCCCTTAAATCGGGAGTTTGGATCGGCCTGTAACATCAACTCCGGGTGGTCTTCGGCCTTACACGGCTCCCAACCTTCACGGAGTTTTGCGGACGTGTTCGTGGGATCTGCAACTCCCATCATGCTAGTCCGGATCCACCTGAATACCCAACCCGGCTGCTCCTTCGGAGCGGGCAATACCTGCGGCGGGGTCCAAGTTGCTTTACGTTGCGCTGATTCTCGATTTTCGAGTTCGCGAGTGATTCTATTCTCAGCCATTTTAGTTAGCCTCCAGTTCGATCATAGCTTTTGCATACTCTTGATTGCTTAGGCCAAGTTTCTTGGCGATGGCAACTTGAGATGGTGTCAGACGGATCTGACGTGGCGCGGTTGCCCGCGTTACCGGGGCCACTACTGTGGCTGGTTTTGTGCGAGCAGGCTTCTCTTCCTGCTTCGTTTGAGGTTTCTCTTCCCTTTCCTCTTCAATGCCGAAGTATTCAGGGAAACGCTTCCTCATAGTCGCGTTAACTCGGTCGTAATAATCGTCGCTACGCGGATCGATTCCGGACCGGACCAGTTTTTCGTGCAGTCCCATAGCAAGGGCGGTCATCTCCTCGTCTGCGCCAAACCACGTATTTTTCTCACGCCAAGCTTCGGCTTTTGGGTCCGAAACCGCCTGAGTTTCCGGGGGCGCTTGGTACTGTTGATATTGTTGTACTCTTGCCTCTTCATTTTGTAAAGAGGGTTTAAAGTTTTCATACTGCTTAATACGGAACTTGGCTTCGGCCAGTGCTTCCTGTGCCTCCGCGATCCTCTCGGCATCGCCAGCTTCGTAAGCCTGCTTAAACCGCTCCTTGGCTACTACTAAATCATTAGACGCAGCCTTGGTAACTTCCTGAATATAAGCCTTTTCGCCGTTGCCAAGCCGTTGTTTTAGCTGCTTAATCTCCTGCTCACGGGCTTGGGCAAACCGAAGTGCCTCTTCTTTTTCACGGAGCGCACGCTCTTTCTCGCGCCGCTCATCGTGCCAGACCTTCTTCATCTGGCCGAGACGCTTCTTTACCTTCTCCGAATACTCCTCAAGGTCGTCATTATCTAGCTCCTGCACGACCTCCTTGGGCATCGGGACCCGGCCACGATCCTCCGGCGGGGTATCGTCCTCGATCTTAATATCGAGTTCGTTAGTAGCTTCCTGCTTCTCTTCGGCTTTTTCTGCCGACGCCTCGTCAGGAAACTTAAATTCTTCTTGATCAGACATGGATTACTCCTTATGCGCGTCGGATTCCACGGGGGTCTTGAACCACCGCTTCCACCGTGTCGTCGTTAATAATGCGGAACTCCCGACCATGGATAACCACGCGGGTGCCGGAATAAGGACGGGTCAGGACAAAATCACCTTCCTTGCACCACGGACCAGTGGGGAACCGATCCTTATCCTTATAGGCCAAATCCCCCATTTTGACGACGAACAGAACAACGGTCGTCTGCTCTTCAGTCTTTCTGGTGTCTTCAGCCTTGATAATGCCGCCATCATATTCTTCCTCTACCTGCGGCACAGCACAGAGGAGTCGGAAGCCTTTCGGTTCCGGTAGAAGCTTAGCTTTCTCAGCCTGCTCCTTAGTTGCTTCAACATCGATATTACTCATCGTCGCGCTCCAAGCGTTTTGCAAGGTCTTTAATATGGTTCCGTGCGAGGTCGAGACCCTGTAACGCCCCGCAAAGACGTTTGTATTCGCCTTCTTCCAATTTGCCTTGGATCAAGGTTTCAACAATAAGGACGCGCTCGTCTTGGAGCTTGGAGTCCAAGAATTCCAGAGCGTTGTTGTACGGCATTATTCACCTGTTTCGGTTTGCGGCTTTTCAGCCTGTTTGCGTCGTAGATCGACATCGTCACGCGCCTTGCCTATCTCTAGGCCAAGACGTACTCCTTCCATTTGCTGTTTGGCAGCAAGCGCAGCTTTATCCTTCTGGATGTCCACGCCCAACTTCGCCGCCTCAAGCTGCTGACGGCCAGAGATTTCGGCTTTGCGAAGCTCCAACTCGTCGGATTTGGCGACGGCTTCGAGGACATCTTTCTGCGCTTTGCGGGCGAGCTCGGCCTGTTGAAGCTGAGCATCCATCTGCATCTGCTGGGCTTTGGTCTGCGCCTGAAGCTGCTTGATCTGCAGGTCCATCATCTGCATCTGGACGAGCGGGTCTTGCATCTGCTGGGCGTTCTGCTGCATCTGCATCTCTGCGGTATCCTTCTGGAGGACCCGTGCGGCAGCAGCCGCTGCCAACTGCGACAACTGCGCCTCGAAATCCGGCGGCAGGTCGTACTCATCCTCGTCCGTTTGCGGCAAGGGCGGCAACGCCGCGCCAAGCTGTTTCTCGATCTCACGGCGATACTGGAACGCCACGTGCTCCATGATGTGAGCCTGCAGCGCCTGCGTGATCTGCTGCGCCATCGGATTCTGTCCGATCTGCTGAGCAATCTTCGGATCTTGTCCGAGCGCCATGTGCACCGCGATGTGGGCCTCGTGGTCCTGATACATAAACGCCTTCAGGGGCTTGCCCGTCATCGCATCCATGTTCTCGGTCACGGGGTCACGCGGCTTGGCGTCATCTGCAATCGGCACGATCTTCTCAGCGTTCTTCACGCCAAGTGTCTCGATCATCTGGCGATGCAGGTACGGGAGGTCATAAAGCTGCGGAGCCGTCTGCGAAAGCTGAAGCACAGCTTGGTACTGCACGACCTTCTGCGACATCGTCGCCGCGTTCGGATCAGCGACCGGGATCACATCTACATCGTCGTAGTCCGACTTCTTCGCACTCGCCTTGCCGACTTCAGGCTCGTAGCTGTACTCGTCCGGGGTATTATCTCTAATGATCGCGGCAAGCAGCTTGAACTCCTGCTTCATCGCGTAATACACGCGGGCCTGCACCGCCGTCATGACCTTAAGCACGCGCTCCAAAACAGCGAGCGTCGTACCGACCGGAGCCTGCGAGGACATATCGCTGATCTTCAGGTCCGACACCGCAGCGAAGCGGCGTCCTTCCTCGACCACCTTGTCCATCAACATCGCAAGAGTTTGGCTCGGCTCCTTGTACGGGAGCGGCAGGATGTTGTCGCGGATCGCGCCGGACGGAATATCTACGTCGCGGAACTCGCCGGGAGCAATAGGCGTATCGTCTCCCTTAATTCTAAGCCCACGCGAC